CCGAAAGAAACGCACGGCCGAAATTGAAAGTTTGCGTTTTGCGGCCGAAAACAGGGGGTGCGAAATAAATCGTCCCATCAATCGTCGCTTTGGAGACCAGTCAGATGGGTAAAGGGCGGAAGCCGACTCCTAAGTCGATTCTTAAGCTGCGGGGCTCTCGCGTTAGGGGACCGCACAAGGCCGGGATCGACGCACCGCCCGGCGTGCCGCCGGCCCCAGCTTGGCTGTCGGAGGTCGCTTCAGCTGAGTGGCACCGGATCGTGCCGATGCTCGAGGCGTCCAAGGTGATGAGCCCGCGTCACCAGCAGACGCTCGCCGCCTACTGCGACTCGTTCGCCGACATGGTCCAGGCTGACCAGGAGCTCAAGGCCAACGGCGCAACTCTGATTGACGACCGGGGTAGGGTGAGCAATCACCCGGCGTGGAATAGGAAGCGTGACGCACGGAATCAGATGCTGAAGTTCGCGGCCGAGTTCGGTCTGACGGCATCTGCACTGGCGAGGGTCTCATCTGTTGACCAAGGCCCGCAAGAAGACGACGACGACGCCCGCATGTTCGCTTGATGCCAAGGCTGCCGACATCGCCGTCCGGTTCTTCGAGGAGAACCTGACCCACAGCAAAGGCGAGCTCGGCGGCAAAGCGTTCGTGCTCGAGCAGTGGCAGAAGGAATACGTCGGCAAGCTGTTCGGCACGATGAGCGGCGACGTGCGGCAGTACCGTACGAGCCTGCTGGCGATCCCGCGCAAGAACGGGAAGAGCACGCTATGTGCCGGGATTGCCCTAAAGCTGATGTTCGACGGCGAGCCGGGGGCCGAGATCTACTCGTGTGCTGCCGACCGGGACCAGGCCCGCCTGGTCTTTGAGATGGCAAAGGTCTGCGTCGAGAACTCACCGAAGCTGCGGAGCCGTCTGCGGGTCTTCCGCAACTCCATCGTGCGAGAGGACACGCACAGCACGTACAAGGCCCTGTCTGCCGAGGCGTTCACGAAGCACGGGCTCAACGCTCACGGCATCATCTTCGACGAGCTCCACGCCCAGCCCGACCGGGAACTCTGGGACGTTATGACCACGTCGACCGGAGCCAGGCGGCAGCCGCTGTGCGTGGCGATCACGACGGCAGGCTTCGACAGAAAGAGCATCTGCTGGGAGCTTTGGCGTTACGCCCTGGCTGTCCGTGATGGGGCGATCAAAGACCCGACGTTCCTGCCCGCCATCTACGCAGCCGAGCCGGCAGATGATTGGACTGCCGAGGCTACGTGGCGCAAAGCAAACCCAAACCTCGGCGTATCGGTAAAGCTCGAAGACCTGCGTGTCCGGTGCAAGCGGGCACAGGACATGCCGAGCGAAGAGAACACGTTCAAGCGGCTTCACCTCAACATGTGGACCGAGCAGGACACTCGCTTCTTGCAGATGGCCCACTGGGCACAGGGCGACAAGCCGTGCCCAGTGATGCTCGACGGCCGCGAGTGCTTCGGCGGGCTCGACCTTGCAACCACGTACGACACGACCTGCTTCTGCCTGCTGTTCCCGCTCGAGGACGGCACCTTCTGGGCCGAGCCTCACTTCTGGATTCCCGAGGAGAACATGCGGGACCGAGTGAAGCGTGACCGAGTGCCGTACGACGTGTGGGCGAAGGCAGGCAAACTGCACCTGACTCCCGGCAATGTCACCGACTTCGACCAGGTGCGAGCCGACATCGTGGCGCTGTCCAAGAAATACAACATCCGGCAGGTGGCGATCGACCGCTGGAACGCCCACCAGATCACGGGACAACTGCAAGGCGACGGGATAAACGTCTTAGGCTTTGGGCAGGGATACGGCTCCATGTCGAGCCCTACGGCTGCGCTGGAGGCTGCCGTGGTCGGCGGCAAATTGCTGCACGGCGGGCACCCGGTGCTGGCGTGGCAGGCTTCCAACGTAGCGGTGCAGAGCGATCACCAAGGAAACAAGAAACCGTCGAAGGCCAAGAGCACGGAGCGGATCGACGGCATCGTCGCCCTGATCATGGCCCTCGGCATTCACGCGACATCGACTGCACCAGCACCCGCACAATCTTGGGACATTATCACGCTATGAGTGAGAACGCTGTCGCCGATTGGAAGATGATCGACCTGCGTGGCATCGAATGGCACGGTGACGGTGGCAACCGCACACCGTCTGGCATCCGCGTCACGGCCGACAACTCTATGGCCTGCTCGGCCTACACGGCGTGCATCCGGGTCATCTCCGACGCTGTGAGCTCGTTGCCACTCCACGTCTACGAGCGGCTCGCCAATGGCGGCAAAGCCAAGGCCCCGAGCAATCCGGTCTACCGACTTCTGCACATGCAGCCAAATCCGTGGCAGACGGCGCAAGAGTTCCGCGATTGGATGACCGGGATGTACCTGCATTACGGGGCCTCGTACGCCGAGATCCGCCCTGGTGCTCGAGGTGCGATCTCCGAGCTGTGGCCGCTGCACTCGTCTCGCATGGAGGCCGAGCGGCTGGAAGATGGCCGGCTGCGGTACAGGTACAAGGAGCCCAGCGGGAAGATCACGACCTACAGCCAGGATCAGATTTTCGCCCTGCGGTTCACGACCGAGGACGGCATCAAGCCGATCCCGACCTACAAGATTTTCCAGAATGCTATCGGCTTGGCTCAGGCTCTTGAGGCCCACGGCAGCACCTACTTCGGCAACGGAGCCCGGCCGGGCATCGTGCTGGAATCCGACAACCCGATCCCGCCCGAGGCGTCTGAGCGTCTCCGCGAGCAGTGGGAGCGGATGCACCGGGGGCCTGACCGTGCGTTCCGTACAGCGGTCCTGCCCAACGGCGTGAAAGCCCACGAGCTCTCCGGCAGCAACGAGGCGGCCCAGTTCCTTGAGACTCGGCAGTACCAGGTGATCGAGATCTGCCGTGCCTTCCGCGTGCCGCCGCACATGATCCAAGACCTGACCCGCAGCACGTACAGCAACATCGAAGTGCAGGGCACGGAGTTTGTGCAGCACTGCCTGCTGCCGCATCTCAAGCGGTGGGAGGCTGCGATCAGCCGCGACCTCATCGTGGACGACGAGACCTACTTTGCCGAGCACAGCGTCTCGGGCCTGCTCCGTGGCGATCACGCCAGCCGGTCGGCCTACTACGTCTCGGCCCTGCAGAACGGCTGGATGACAGTGAACGAAATCCGCGAGCTTGAGAACCTGAACCCAATCGGGCCAGAGGGCGACAAGCACTTCGTGCAGCTCAACATGACCACGCTCGACAAGGTGGGCGAAGAGCCACCGGCACCAACGCCGATGCCACCAGTCGAGGACGAGGAAAGCCCAGCCGACGACGCAGAGGACCAAGTCGAACAGGAGGACAGCGCCGATGGAAATTGAACGCCGCGACTTCGCCTTTGAGGACGACAACGAGCTGATCGTCGAGACCCGGGCCGACGGCCGGGCCGCGATCGTCGGGTACGCTGCCGTCTACAACCGTCTGAGCCTCGACCTCGGCGGCTTCCGCGAGGAGATCCTGCCGGGAGCATTCGACAGGATTCTGACCCGCCAGCGTGGCAAGCAGGACGTGGTGGCCCTGTTCAATCACGACAGCAACATCGTGCTAGGACGGACCTCGAGCGGGACGCTGGAACTGTCCAGTGACGAGAAGGGGCTACGGTACGTGGTCACGCCACCCGTGAGCCGGGCCGACGTGATGGAGCTCATCTCCCGGCGTGACGTGCGCGGCTCGTCGTTCGCGTTCACCGTCGACAAGGGCGGCGAGGGCTTCCGCCAGGGCGAGGACGGCAACGCTGTCAGACAGATCCGAGAGGTGTCTGGCCTTTACGATGTCGGGCCGGTCCTAGTGCCGGCGTATCCAAGCACATCCGCTGCCGTGGCCATGCGGTCTTACGAGGCGTGGATGCAGTCGCAGCAGACCGTGGAAGTTCCGGCCGAGATCGCAAAGCGTTCGCTCGTGCGTGACGCAGCTGCTGCGTGGACACTGAGGCTCCGAAATGTCTGACGTGCGGTGCCAGTGCGGCGAGCGTCTGCGGTGCAGATCCAGCCGGCCGGTCGGCAACGAGCGGCAGCGGTATCTCCGTTGCCCGAGGTGCGGTGCTCGCGGCGTGGCGTTTGTGAAAACAACACATTCCGAGGTGCGGTTCTGCAAGGGGCCACGGCCCTAGCCGTAGCGTTGACTCCATCGGCAATACCGCCGC